TCAAAGTCCATTGTCAGCCCTCCTTATTAGGTGTATCTTCGGTTCGCCATTAATGCACCTTTCCACATATTTCCGGTGCATGATACTTTGTTCGTGCATTTCCTTAGCAGAACGCTCGATTGAACTAATAAGAGTGCCTATATCGGGGGGCAATAAGGCAATCATTTTTTTTACCTCGGACACTTCTGCCGTTATCCGATTACACTTCGTCTCTAATGTACGTAATTCTGACAATAAAACATTGTATAAATGCCTATTTATACAATGGATGCTGTTTTTTCTATTCATAAAAAAGTCGTTTGTGATTCTAAAGGAGATGTACAAACGACTGTATGAAATAATTCGCTTTAATTAAAAATTAATCGAATTACAGCATATATGTAATACCAATATTATCATGTGCTTCTTTTTCTGATCGATATTTCAACATCAGCTTGATGAACGATATTCGCATAGACAGCAGCATTAATTACGCGGGAATCAATACTCATTTTAAAGAATGTCATTAGAAAAGCAATCTCTGCATCAAAAGAAGAACGAATTTGTTCAGGAGTAGCCTTACTTCCTTTATGTTCCTCACTGCGTCTCTCCTCATTCCGTTTTTGCTCAAAAATTGCAGAATGAAGTAAATAATCAAGCTTCGATATAACTTGCTCATCACTCATATTTCGGGTATCTACATTTAGTTGACCCAATACCTGACGAACATCATCATAAAAGCCAAGAGAAACAAGAGCCTGACAAATACGAAGACTCAATAGTTTGGCACGTTCTTTCAGCATATCCTCTTTGTCCATTACCATAGCCTTCATATTTGAAGGATTAACAATACTTCTGTATTCAATGAGCAATTTAGATGCTATCTCTTTAAGCGTGCTCTCTGACACAAATTCGCGACCCGAAAGCAAACAAGCATAGTTTCCGCATGAAAGCTCAATGAAATCATTCAATGTTATCTGATTTAATCTTTCAATCATGACTATTTCAGTTTAGATAACTTATACAGTTCAAATTCACGGTTAGAAGCATCCTGACGCTGCATTTTAAGACTCTTCATCAAAAGAAAATTTGTTCTATCAACCCTTTTTTCTAATCGGGAATAATCATTGAAAACAATGGTGTCACCGGAAGAAGATGCAAAATATGTCGGTGAAAATGTAGGAAAGTCCCAATCCGGCATATCAAAATTAGAGATATCTACCTTATCAACATCAGGAAAGACTTGTGCACCTTTAGGAATATCAACTAAAGTTGGAGCATCAGGAGTAATCCATGCTTTTCCGGAATACATGATAACTTCATGTTTACCGGCATCACCAACTAAAGCGGTACCGCCGGGATGCCTATCATTACCTTTAGTACCGTCTGCATAGGAAGGAATAGGAGTTGCAAGAATTGTTGCTACTTGCATAGCCCCCATTGCCCCGATAACAGCAGCCATAACAGCACCGGCAATCGGACCTAACTGGAAAGCCTCCATAATACCACGAGCCGTCGCAATTCCCGTTTCTGCTACTTGTACCCCTTTGTTCCAAACAGCTTGCTTATGCGCAATCTCTTGCTTTTGCCTTTCCAGCTCTTTATTCTTGGCTTCAGTCTGATCCTTTGCTGCACGTTTACGTGCTTCTGCTTCCTCTTCAGATATGGCCCCCGATTCTGCTAAGTTCTCTATTCGTTCAATATCCTCATCATACTTTTCCTCATTGGCTTCCCGTTCTTCCTCTATTTTCTGAATCTGTCCATCATAAATAGAAGAGACTAAGTTTCCAATGGTCCCCACAGCTTGAGATGCAGTTTGAAGCCACTTTTTCAAGTTTTTCTGACGCTCTTTCTGAGCTTTCTCATCCGCTTTAGTAACCTTATTGATAGCCTCAATCTCCGCTTCTGCTTCTTTTTGGGCAAGGTCTGCTTTCAATTTAGCAAGTTTCTCCTCTAGTTTCTCCCTTTTATCCGTACTCAAATTGGCAGTAGCAAGTTCGGACTCCAAAGCATCAATAGCTGCTTCAGCAGTTTTACGTGCATAGTTTAATTTTAGCTGATATTCAAGTTCTGCATACTCCTGCTGGGTTATTTCCTTAGAAGCTAACTGTTTTTTAAGAGCAAGCGTATCCATAACATATGCAGCATCCCGGATTTCCTGCTCATGCGCTGCATTCTCTGCAATTAACTGCACCTGATCGGATGCATGTCTTTCGTTAAGTTCTTGTTTCTTTTTTGCATATTTTTCGTCAATGAGAAAAACATCTTCACCTGTTTTCTCCGCTGCATCAATTTCTGCTTCACGTTGCAACTCCAACTGGTGCAATTTCAAATCAAGTTCTTCTTGGGACCCCTTTTTTACAACAGCAAGAGCGTTCTCAACATCTTTCTTTTCACGGTCAGAATTATACTTAATAGAGAATTCATCTAATTTATCCTGCATTTCTTTCGCCAAATTCTGACGAATAGCAATTTCTTCTTTACTATAACCCTTAACAGCAGCAATCTTCTTTGAGTACGCTAAACCAATTTTAGCAAGTTCCTTTTCTAAGCCTTCATCCATGAGGGCGAGTTCAGATTCTTGATAAGTTTCTTTAATCTTTTGTTTTTCCTTAGCAGCTTTCTCCAGTTCACGTTTTTCTTTATCTGTGAGAGGTTTGTTAAATGTACTTCCCATATTTTCCTCTTGATAATCATTGGTAATACCTTTGATTTGCTCCATTTTTTCTTTCAACCCAGCAACATATGCAGTTTGCTCTTCAACAAGCTTGAAAGACTCAGCTATGTCTTTTTTCATCTGATTAGTAGTTTTTTGAAGCCCTAGGCCTTGTTTCAATAAACTACGATTATTATACTCACTCCACTGCTTTTGGTTTCGTTTAGTATAAAGTTGCAATCTAGCTTCTTCTTGTGATAAAGTTCTTTCCAATATTTTAAGTTGTTCTCCTCTAGCTTTCTCAAAAGCTTCTGCACCGTCAACTCCCTCTTTTCTATATTTCAAAGCGACCCTATCAATACTTTCCTCCTTAGATTTAACCCATTCCTTATCCAATTTAGCAGCTTCTTGACCGTTACGAGCTGCATTGGCTAATCTTTCTTCACCAAGCTCTTCAGCAGTAGCAATAACAGCACGCATAGAACGAACAAGTTCAGTAAATTCATTTATAATTCCAGATAAAACGCCAGTATTCTTTCCCAAAGAAATCATGAGAGCTTCCCAAGCAGAACTTAAACTGGCAATTGCTCCCTTTGCATTATCTTCCATAGTATGAGCCATGTTCCCTAATTCACTCTCAACACCTGTAATCTGGTCACGCAAAGGAACTATTTTATCGGCAGCAGTTAAAAAAGCGTTGAAAGCAGCGACACTTCGTTTATCTGTCATTTCAAGAGTACTATTCAAATCTACTCCCTGCTCTTTCAATTTTTGCAATCCAGCGACCAATTCAGGTAATGTTCTCACCGGACCACCTAACGACTTGGCAAGTACCCCGTTTGTATCGGCTAAATTTAGAAGAATATTACGAGTAGCAGTAGCAGACATTGAAGCATCAAATCCTGCATCTGCCAACTTACCAACCAATGCTAAAGTATCTTCAATAGAGAAATTAAACGCTTTAGCTACTGGCCCCACGATTGGAAGTGCAGTAGCAAGATATGAAAAAGACAATGCACTCTTTGTTGTCGCAACAGCCATTGCAGATACATAGCGTTCAGTCTCACGGGTATCAGCATTAAACATTCTTAATGCAGCTCCTGTCAACGAAGCAGCCTCTCCCAACTCTGCACCGGTAGCTTGAGCAAAACGTAAAACAGATTCTGTTGCATCTAATATTTCTTTTCTTGTAAAACCTAATTTCGCTAATTCAATCTGCAATTCGGTAGCTTCAGAAGCTGTATATTTAGTTGTAGCTCCCAACCTTTTAGCATCAAGAGTTAATTCTTTTATTTGGTCTGATGTGGTACCGAGTATTGCAGCAAGCCGGCTATTAGCAAATTCAAATTCAACAACACTACCTACACCCTCACGAAGTTTAGTGAAAAGAGCAACGACACCACTTACAACAGCTTGCGCACCTATATATCCAGCAGCCCATCCTTTCAATCCGGCACTAACTTTACTTAATCCAGGAGCCATCTCCGTTTTAAGCATCCTTCCTGCATTCTGGGCAATAATACCCATATTCTGCATGGACTTATTACCGTTCTGTATTTCAATCCATGCCGCCTTTACTTCTTCCCGATATGCACCGATGGTCATTTTCTGTTGACTATATCGATCGGAATTTCGCTTTATGTAATCGGTATTGATTCCGATTGTAGAATTAAGACGGGCAAGCGTACGAATATAATTCTCATCAGTATCTTTCAGTAAATCAACAGCCTTTTGAAGCTGCTTATTCATTTCCTTTGCCTGGGAACGACTGTGTACTTCCTGATTAGTTAGTATTATTGCCGACCGGATAATCTTTAAACGTTCTTCTTCAGATAGAACAGCTTTCTTACGAGTAGTATTACCGACATTCTGCGCTTTTGTCAAGTTAGCTTCCGCTTTAGCTGCTTTTTCCAAGGACACAGCATTATCTTGATTAGCCTTAGTGAGTTTCTTTAATTCAGCAGAAGACAGTTTTTCTACATTTAACTTTTCCTCTATCCTCTTGCTTACGGCTTGGGTTATTTCAGACTGTTTTCTAAGAGCCTCTGTTAATTCGTTAGATGCAGAACCTGCAACTTTAACTTGAGTTTTATAAATGTTACCTAACTTCTCCAAGTCAGCGATGCCGTCCACATTTATCTTTAGACCTTTTGCAAGCTCAATAGCTGCATTTTTATAAGTTTCCCTTACTTTACCAATAGTATTATCAAGTTCAATCAACTTTTGAATCTCACTATCTTCAACGAAATCTTTTAATTTTAAATCTGCCATAATTACAGGTAATGTCTATATTCAACAATCTTTCCTTTTATCTCAACTCCAAGTTTATCAAAAGCATAGGTACCATCTTCTTTCTGATAAACGACATACATGCAGCCATCTAAGACAGCTGCTTTCTTTGCAAGATCACTGATACGTTCCAGTTCACTCTGCATCTTTTTTGTTTCACAACCACAAGCCATTTTCTACCGATATCCACATTCTGAAAAGAAACGTTCCATCCAGGGACGGAGATACATAATATTAAAGTACTCTTTAGCTGTATCACCAATGCCTAAAATCTGCTCACCGTATTTCTTCTCAATAGAACTACCGTCCGTAAATCCTTTCGTTGAGAATCGAAGCCCGGAATCAATTCTATCGGCAGTTATGCTATCATAGAAAGTACCAGTAATAAAGAGGTTAGGTACCTCAACCGGACGCGGTGGCAAATAAAGCATCTCACTTCTAAGAGGTGGAGTTATCCTCTCCTTCCATCGTTTATATTGTTCCGCACGGTTCTGCCAGGGACCGGGCTCGTTAAAATAGGTGTCAGTATCATAATCAGGATTCAATAGATGTTCAGTACCGTCCAGACCGGAATATAATTGCTCCTGAATGCAATCAACGAGCACATTCTTATGTTCTTCCATACACCTAATACATTCCTCTTCAAACCCGGATGCAATGGAATGAATAACTCTATGTAATTCATCAAAATCTGCCATACAGTAAAAATATAACGGGCCGGGCTGTAATCACACCCCAGCCCGTCGGTTACTTAGTTATCGCATCGTACACTTCCGAGAGCTTCTTCTTGCGGTCAGCTTCCTTCAGTTCCTGCCACACGACTTTAATGTGCGCATTAATAAACTCTTCCTTCGTCATGCCCTTCACAGCAACCTCGACGAACGTAACATTATCTACCTTCATGACACCTGCTCGATACCTCTGATTCCTTTTTCATACAATACAGAAGGAGCTTTCAACGAAGGAACCGCCCCGGCTTTAGGAACAATGGTAATGATACCATCCGAATATGTAGCAGAAGTTACGTTATTCATAACTTCAGCAGCACCATCAGCAATAAGACTGCCAAATTCTTCTGTACGGTCATAACCACCAACAACTTCAACTATTTTGTAAGTATTTTCGGCCTCCAACTTTTGAAACACAACATCAACCAAGCCTTTAACGAAATTCTTGGGATTGAAGTCTAACTGCACGTAGTCAAAGTGCAATTGGCTGTCTTCCACATCTTCATGTGAAAAACTAACAGTCATCGCAGACTTAGCACTACTGGTCGGGTACTGTGTCACGGTCGGGTAAACAGTAGACATCGGAATACCGGCAAGGATATCAGTGTCATCATTATAACCGATCAACATATTATCCTGATTCCAAAAGTAAACGTCCCATCCTTTATTGGCACATTTCAGAAGCTGGGCATTCAAAACCTCATCAAATTTCTTCAAAGTGAAGGTGTCTGTTTGAGCGCTAAGCCCGTTGTATTCACTTGCACCGTACCCTACAGGATTAACTTGAGGCTCTCCACCATTCTTGGCATACTCCAGGAATGGCAAAATAGGGTAAATACGCCCGGGACGGTCTGCATGGCACAATTCGAGCAACTTCTCACCTGTTATATCAGCAGGGAGTTTGACACCATGTTCTGTCAAGATAGCACCTTTGACCTTTTTCCAGTCAATGCTACAAGCAGAACTACCAGTGTTCATCCGGGAACCCTTACACGTTCTAATCTTTCTCATTTTCTTCTACAATTAAGATTATTAATTTTTATTTCCATCGAGCGTATATTTATGGCATCAATCGGCTCGCTCACAGCCTCACCGGAATCTGTATAGGCTCCGTATCTGCCATATGAATAGTTTTCTGAATAACTATGTTTCACTTTTTCGTCATAGTCGCAGTCGAACCGAGAATCTTCATATAATACTTCCAATAAACGTTTATAGATTGGCCGAAGGATATTTTTAAAAGATGTGGTTCTGCGCATCTCATTGCTCCACTCTTTACAAGAAGAACATGCTATAATTAACGAAACCTTTGCTTTTGAAAAATAATCCGCATCACCTCTATCCTCACTAATTGGAGTGAATAGTGCAACCAATGGAAACTTCCTTTCAGACTGGGCAGAAGACTTACTGTATTCATCTAAAATATCTTTGATATATTGACTGCTACCGAAGATGTAATTCAACCTTGGGGACTTCATAACTTTAGTTCCCCCTTTCCCATTTGGATAGAGAATTTCAAGCCCTTCTGGAAGTTCCTTTACAATCTCCTCAAACAGTTCTGTTATATCTAAATCTATCATAAATTGAAAGCATTAATTGGGGTCAAAAGATTCTTGGTTATTTTCACATCGAAAGGACAATCATTCGACATAGCCCATTCAACAAACTGTTTATTCTTCTCTACCATGCTATTCCATGTGCTTACTTGTCTCTTCAAAGGAGCTATATATTCATTAGCACATTTCAAACGGACAAGCCCGGTTATTGTAGCCTGGGTGTTTGCGTCACGAAGAATATGATAAAAGACATAGTCAGCGAACGGTTCACACAGCTTCTCGCATAATACTGCATATCCGGACTGGGGGGCTTCCTTCTCTTCTGAAATATCAACTTCATCTGAAGAATCTTCCTTTTCCCGTTCAATAAGCTCCAAATAATCTGTGATAGCTTGGGAAAGAGTCACACCAACAACATTCCGGAGAAATTCGGGCTGAAATGCCTTAATATACCCATTTATCACCTCATTCACAGCAAGAGATTGGGGCGAAGGCATTTCAGCGACCGAAACATTCTCAATATGCCTGGGACCTGACATAAAATATGAAACATCAATCAACATAGCGATAGTTATTTAGAAGTCTTGCCTTTCCCGGTTTTCTTTTCATCTTCTACGGAAACGGCTTTATCATCTGTAACAGTTACCTCCTTGGCATCTTCCTCTTGCAAATCTTTTGAATCGGCAACCGGAAGATTCTTTTCATCAGAAGGCACCTGTACTTCAAGTTCTGCAATGCGAGCTTTCATTGTTTCACGCTCTTCTGTCAGTTCAACAATTGTCTTATCTTTCTCTGCAATGGATGCAGTAAGCCTGCCAATCTCTTCATTTTTTTCTGCAAGCATACATTCCAATGTCTTTCGGGCATCTTCTTCTGTAACAAGACCACATTCGGAAATAGGGATGAGTTGAATCATCCCTCTATTAATCCGAATGCGTTGCTCTTTAAGCACATTGGTTACATCCTTATCGTTACCTCTAAGTATGTAATCCATAATCCTACGCTTTAGTTATTGCAGTCTTCAATGCGGCCAAATCCCCATAAGCGAAAGCCCACGGCATATAAATCGGGAAGATAACTTCTTCTTGTGCCATCAGCACAACCTCATTGCAAAGCTTGGTCTCCACATCTTCAGCCCATTCAAGTGTCAAAGTGGTATAATCAACCAAATTTGCGGCTTGGTTAAAGTCACCTAAAAGATACTTACCTGGAAGAATACCACCATACTCGATAATCGGACGACCGGCAATATATTTCACCCCATCAACCATTTTAACGATACCAAGATTACGTCCTGTCGTATCTTTTTCTGATTCCATACCGTTAACAGTCATTGGATTAAGAATAATAGCATTCGGAAAATACTGGGCATATGTCATTGCGGCGAAAGCTGTTTTCACTACATCTTCAGAGTTGGGTTCCTCAATGTTCTTAAAGCCGGCTTCATGAACACTGAATGTCATTTTATCCGTAGCCGTTTCAGCACCGGAGAACGCGACACCAGGAATAAGGATACGACCATCTTCCATTTTCACAAGAGCGTGTGTTTTGTTCAGTTCTGTAAGAACAGCGGCACCAGCGAACGTGATACTCATTCCATCAAGAATCAAATCCTGTGGTTCTGCAAACTCTACAATCACATCCTTATCACCGTTATATCCGGTAATAGCTTTTACAGCACCGGCGGCACCTGTAACAATGGCTGTACTGATAATCTTCTCTACAGAAGTCACCCCAGTATTATTAATAATACCAAGCAAATTCTCACCATTACCGTCACCAAACAAGATGTTCCAGTCTTCTGCCATCCAAACAGCTTCAGGAAGCATGTTCAAGATGTAGGAACGAATGTACACTCTTGATTTCAACATACGTTTTGAGATACGGATATGAGTACCAAGGCGCTTAGTTCCTGTCTGTATCTCTTTTACCTTGATGCTTGATTCAGGCAAACGCCCATTCTCTGTTACAAAACGGGCATTGCGGTTGAAAGCATATACTTGTGCATAGGCAAGTTGAGGGTATGCAGGATCAGCAGTCAACGTCGTTAATACATCACGCATATGCAACTTTTTGTTGGCAACCTGAGTCACAACACGTTTCTGTTGTTGAGTAATCAACAAATCACCGGTGTAATTGTCAGTCATGGAAACGACATCTTTCAAGGAGAAGCCGTCAAATTCTCCTGATTTGCGTGTTTTTCCTTCTGCGAAATCTCTGAATTTTTCAGAATCAAGCATCTCGTTCAACTTCTCATCGAACTTGTTGATAGTATCCATAGAAAGACCTTTCTGCTTCATTTTCTCGATACTTTCACCTAGAGTTTTAACTTGTTCTACAAGTTGCTCGTTGTCCTTTACCAATTGCTGGAACTTTTCTCCATCATAGGCTTTCAATAGATTATTGATGTCACCAAACTGTTTCGTTACCTCCTCCGGTGAGGCAAATCCTTCAAGTGACTTGTTAACTACTTCACACATCATGCCGACAATGTTTTCCATGAAAGTTTTCTGTTCTGCCGGCAGACCGTCTGTTTTCAGATTAAAATCTGATACTGTAAATTTTTTAGGCATAAAATTTAAATTTTAAGTTATTTATTCTCGAAACAGCTATTCAAACTCTTGAAATCGAGTAAAGTGCCATTATCAGCGGCTTTAATCGTTACTTCATCGTTCCCATTTTCCCCGTCATTCTTTTCTTGAGTGTCAACAGACGGCTCATTTTTTCCGGTGGTATTTTCAGAAGTGTTTTGCAGAATAGCATTCGAACGATATACTTTTCCCCAACAGTGGGGACATCTTACATAATTCATAAGGTCTTGTAGACCCTTTTGAGTAAATTCTTTCTTTTCTGATTTGACAGAATCAATAAGAGAAATTACTTGGGTTCTAATCTCCGGAGTGAGCTTCTCCATTTCTTCCCTTACAATGTCCTGTGTTATCCATCTCTGATAATCAGCAGCATAATCTAATACCTGTTGGGCAAAGGTATGCTCTGTTTCTGCATCATAATCAAATTGATAACCACAATGAGGACATGAGACAACGGCACCACCGTTGAGGCTCTTCAGTAATAAACTTAATTCCATATCGTATCCTTTTAAACGTTCATCACTATATCCATGCTGCAAGAACGCTTTCCGGACGAAATCAACAGCTTCCTTTACCTGGTCAGCAGTAGCAGACTTGATATTCACAAGGAACGTCTGTGGATTACTCCCCCAACTTGTCAATGTTGAATATTCCATCATACGCCATTCAAGCACCTTACAAGGATCGATAGAATCCCTTTTGATGGCTTTTACTCCGATAGAGTGTTCTAGGGTTCTTCCATTCTCTGCAAACAGCTTATAATCAGCTAACGTATCACGGCCAATCTGTTTTTCAAGATTTAACTGACCGACCATAACCAAATTACCTTCTGTTTCCTTACCACTCAACGGAACACCTAACAACTGGTCTGTACGATGATTCAGGAACCAACGCATCCGACCAATATTTTCTTTCAATGTCTTATTGAATGAGCCGGGCATAGATATGTCATTTTGTGAGTCCTTCACACCGATACCGTTCACCGCAACGGTAACGATACCCTTCTCATCAACATCATTTGCCTTTGTCTTGTACTGAAGGCTTTTGATTTTCTCTTCCATCTTTTTCATCTCCACTTTTAGTGTTAAAAACTCGATTTACTTTATCCAGTTCCTCATCTGACATATCAAATTTCAATTTGTCAAACAAGGGATTTTCTATCATACTTTCGCCTATTTGGGCACGCCAGTCATTGAGTGTTATAAGCCCACATGAGAATTGTTCACGACAACGTTTATTTATATTTGTCTTTACGTCTTCGGATTCTTTCAATCCTTCCTGCAAACAATCAACATCAGAGAAATCACAATCCAAATAATATCCCCCTCCTTCAAGACCAAGGAAAGCTGTAAAATCCTTGCAGAATTGTTTGGCCATAGGAATAACAGTTGAACAATATACGCTCTTTTCAGCAGTAGCCTGATTGCTAAATGTGGACTGGTCTTTTCGCGGAACAAGAACGGCAGGGATGCCGTATGCCCCTGCAATATTTATTGCATCAGCCAAAGTCTCTTCAAACGGCTGTAACTCTGCAATAGAAAGATTAGTACGAACAAAGTCAATGTCTGCATCTGAAATACCATAAGGTACCTGGCCCTTCCTTACACCATACTTCTCAAAATTTTGCTTCAAAAGCTGTTCCTTTTCATCGTCAGTCAACGCTATTGAACCGGTAGCATCAGTTTTCTTACTTACAATAAAGCCCAATCCACCCCGCTTTACATAAATCACATTTCTAGCTTCATATACAGCTATTAGATTTGACATTGGCTTATTTTGGGAAGCAAGACGACTTTTGGACTTCAAGAACATAGCCCCTGAATAGAACTCTGCACTTCCGTCTCTATCATGCCATATTTGGTATGGAGGAATTTCCAAACTACCATTCCAACCATACTCCAAACGATAGCTACGAATAATATCTTCTGTTTGGGCAATGCCAAACAATGGTATATTCCCGTAAACAGGTTCTACAATAGTCTTATCAGAAGGTAGCACCCAATAATTATCGCAATATCTCCATTTTTCAGCTGTAGAAAAGACATCAGGCATAGCGGCACGAATAAAGCTATTCCCTGTACACAATTTATAAATATGGTGCTGATAAATCAATTCTTTCCAACGCATCAAACAATTAGGACGACTAAGTATGCCATTCATTCGTTTATTCGCCCATACTATACTGTCATCCTTAGTTTTCTTCAATTGAAAATTAGCACCTGCAATTCGCGATGCAATATAATCGATCGGGAAAAAGACTTCAGGTATCGTACTGAATAGCGTTAGATAGTTACTGCCCGCTACAATAGGACTAGTAAGGTCCTCAATGTATGCAACTGACCATTTTTCAGCCTTGCCACTTTGAGTATCTATATCCTTATTTTCAGATGAAGTAACTATTTCAACTTCACCTTTAGTCTTAGATTTCTTTCCAAATAGATTATCAAAAAAAATATTCATTGGGTTCCTTTTTGAGCAAAACTAAGTAAAAAGGAAAACCGTTTTCCAAAACACTAAAATCTTGAAATTACGAAAACATAATATCAACAATACAACATCCTTATTTTCAATCACATATAACGCAATTCAATTCAAACCTAATTTTACAACGAACTGTACTAGCCCACTCAAAACAGCACTGGCCTCTTTTGTTTCACTATCTTTATTATAGTCCATCAGATTATTCATGAAGGCAACATATTCCGTATCAGATTCTACTTTTGATGCAGAAAAAAGAATACTATTTTTCACATAATCAGATGTTGCAGCAATACGCTTATCTACATCCGGAAACTCTTTCATTACACGAATCTCCTTGTTTGTACTAGAACGGAGTTCCCGGATAAAAGGGAAATAAGCATCTGTACATTCAATTACACATGAATCAGATTCATGGGACAAAATAGAAGAACGTATATCTTCTGTTGAAGTAGTATCCATAAATACGACATCAACAACATGCCATTTATTTCCACATCTAAACGCTTGTATAAGGACAAATTTCCCATTAACATTCGGCATCACATATAGAATCTTCTTAGTGTATTTACATTCGGTATCTGGATTGAAGAAATTAATAGTGCCATTACAAGCATACAAGTTTCTTTTTCGCCGGTTACTAAACTCTATATACTGCTCACTACACAAATCCACAACGACATATCGGAACGTATCAGACAGGTGCCCGTGCTCCTCATAAGTCTGCAAGGTAGTTTTATTCTTGACCTTAGTTTTAAGAATGGCACCGTTAGCATCTTTCTGTACGCTCATGTAGTCCTCAATAGATACCGAACATGATTCGTCAATGTATATCTCTATACCGGGAACAGTACAATCAAAAATGGCATTAACAAACTCACCGGTCATGGCAACACTCGGATTCTTGTTGCCTACCTTATCTTCAATCTCGAATCCTTCTTTCTGCAATGTATCTATGAATAAGTCCATCCAGGAACGCTTCTCATCGTCAATGCTGTTTGCCGCTTTCGTTGATGCATCACCATGTACATATAACCTATCAGAATATTGGATAGATTTCAGATACTTTGCAACAAGTTTGGAGGCTTTCTTTACTGTATTGTTTGGGCTTTCAGCGCACGTTTCATGGAATTGCCAAACCTTGGTACCAGTTGTGAAATCGACCTGCCAATATGATACACTGATATACGGAAGCACGTTGTTATCGACAGAGATATGAATAGGTAAGTCCGGAACATACTTATGTTCACCGGAATGTTTGCCACGATTGAAGGAACCGAAGAACTCACTACCGGTACGAATGACACCCCATTCTCCCAATGCGTACACATTGTAATAGTCCGGATCGTGAACTCTATCATACTCAAAGTCGGCAACACATTGCTCATCATAGAAACCATACGCACCGTCAGGACTACCGACCACCCAAAAATTATTCAAATAGGTAGATTGGATAATAACTGTATTAGGTGCCTGTTCCTCGATTTGCTTAGTACGAAGATTAAGTATTTGCCTGGGTGCATTCTTCTTTACGGATTTGACCTTGGTAAGTTCTTTCGGCAACTCTTTGCCGGCAATGGTAACCGTCATCGGTACATCATGCCATTTATCTTTATCAATAAACTCTTTCTTTATCCAATGGCTTTCACTAATCGGGTTGAAGGTACAAATAATCTGCTGCCCTTTCTTACCACGCAAACGCTTACGTAGCTGCTTGAAATCCGGATGCTCGAACTCTGACCATTCCTCTAACTGAACTCGCTTATAGTTAGAGATACCTTTTATCTTCTCCGGATCGTCAAGACCGGAGAAATCTATCTTCGCAACATTAACCAAACATTTAATAGTATTCTGTTGGAACTTGAACAAATGGGATATGCCAAGACCGGCCGCAGCGACTTTATAATCTTCATAAATGGTTTTGAGAATAGAAGCTCCTACCTTACGCATAACAAGAGTGTTCTCACCGTCCTGTAATGTCTGTATCAGTATGGTTTGTGCCACACTGTACGATTTACCGGAAGATGAACCTCCATAGAGAATGATAAAACGGATAGTCTCATCATTCAAGTACTTCAATAGATAGAATCCGTTAGGATTTAGCTTCTTATAATTTATAACCATATTGTTCTAAAAGTAAGGTTTATCCGTAGGGAAAACACAGGAAATAACCTATAAAATTGTTCTATTCGTCCGATTTATCATTTTCATCAAAGCCAATACGAAGTTCACTGACCTTGTTTCCATCTCCACCTTTGATGTTGACATTCTTATCTGCTTCCCATCCATTCCAAGCACCTAATATCCGGGCCGCTTCTGTTTTGCCATTGAACTCATAGGTAACCTCTCCTCTCTTATTCTGTATCTTCTTCAATGCGTTACGGGCACGTTTGGGAAGTTGGGAAGGAGTTCTCATTTTTGTTTTCCCGGTTGCAGGGTCAACAAAATGAAGATCATCGGGATTGGCAAGCACTATATCCATTAATACCCTCTCAACAGTTTTCCTCTCTACTTCAGACTCTTTCGCTCTCTGCGCCTTAATCTCATTTATCCTTGTACTAACCTTGCTATTTGCTAATAGTCTACTCGCAGCGCTCCAAATTGTCTCTGGCTTCATGTTGGAAGTATTATAAGACATTCGATATGCTTCACTTGCATTACCTTCTGTATCAACGTAATATTTACAGAATTTCTCTTGCTTAAATGTTAATGGTTCCTCTCGCTTTCCCATATCAATTATTGTTTATTCCTATGAGAAAAAGAAGCTGCTCTCTATCTCTTAAAAGCTCATAGGTGGCAAGTAATGTACTGCCGGTTGTTAATATGTCATCATACACTATTATCTTCTTTTCCTTTATCGGACGAAGAAGAAAGAATTCCGGATTCAATCTATCTTTAGTTAGGCACTGAATTGCATTCTCATAGAATGGTATTTTCACCGCCCCAGCTATTTTCGTGCAGATAGAGGTTGCAAAATGAAAGCCCTCGTAGTGTCTCCGTCGCGGTGTGGTGACTATACACCATCCTTCACATCCCCCTACAATGAAGCGGTGGAGAAACTCACACGCTCTCTCTGCAAAGAATGATGCAAGTTCCTCCGACTGTTTAATTTCTGAAAAGCTGGTACCAGTCTTGGAACGGGTGAACTGGGAGATGTAATAGATATCACCCTTTTTATGAAGTGATACCTTTTCTTTCAGATCACATAACCGTTCCTGATGAGACCAGCTCTTACATTTCACCGCTTCCGGCTTATCCCAGTCATCAATACGATATATCTTTCCCTTTCCTTTCATCAAAGATCTTCTTTACTCCGTCCTCGACAGATGTGTAAGACAAAGGTACTAAATAGATATCCCGGTTCACCGACTGCTCCAAATTGTCAAAATCCCGTTTTTCATTAATCAACTCAATTTCAAGCGATTTGTAGTACTTCACTAAAGTAGCAAAATACATAGTAGTCACCGGTTGTACATTACAGATGTTGATTAGCTGACGGTTACATCCTATCGCATAGATAAGTCCTTCGACAGCATCATCCATGTAAGTAAAGCTCCGGATATTCTGACCGCAGTTGTATAATGACACCCTTTCCTCATTAAGCAGGAACCAGAGAAGAGTTCTTTCACGTGGGTTTGGTGAATATACATTATGCAGCCGGCATCCGGTAGCAGTCTTACAATAGACAGATGCGTACTGTTCATCGAAATGTTTACTTATTCCATACATAGAAGTAGTGTTCACAGGATTCGCTGTTGACGAGCTGGCGTACACCAACTTCACCCGGTATAGGTTACAGGCATTGGCAACACTCATAAAGGTATCAATGTTATCTTTCCGGATCTGCTCCAAATTTTCATTGAAAACACTTGTTTGTGCTGCAAGGTGAAATACGCAGTCGATATCACCTTTTTTCAAAAGTTCATGAACATTTGATGCTTCAGTTCCGTTCTTTCGGTCAATACCAATGACTTCAACACCTCTTTTTGACAATTCCCGGCAAAGAGCTTTACCAATAAAACCCTCGCTACCAGTTACAATTATTTTCTTCATCATCACAAAAAATAAAGGGCGCATCTTAAAAAGACGCACCCAGGTTCAACATTAATTTAAAGAATTAGTTATATTTGCGGCAGATACCAAATAGGTATCATTGTGACGTTCAGTCTCTCCTTTGTAGAAAGCGGCAATTTTCAACAAAGTAAGGTGATAGATTGAACGGTGTTCGCGTTTTGTATTATCACAAATATGCGTGCCCGTTTAATATCTATGCTTCCTTACTTGGGTTGTTTGCCGCACCTCTACGAAGGGTGTATTTATTGAATTGGGCACGTTTTTATTTTTAACATACAAAACATGAGTAACTTTAGATCATTCAAAAGCTTCTTCTATTTCAATAGAGAAATAGTGTACTTAATCACCTTTGGGTATATAGTACTAATCTTTATCATCGTAATACTAAGTGTGGTAATCAGAGAACAAAATCAAACTATTAGGTTCCTACAAAATGGAATACTTAGAAAATATCCGGAATCACATATTATTCATAAGCCTCGCATAAACGGACTATTAGACTGCGAATACAGAATGATAATGAACTCAAAGACTAATCACAGGTAAACTATGTGGATACTACTTCCCACTCACTTTCCATGATCACATAACCGCATTTATTGCAACTATGTAAATACGTTGGATATGGAGCTGTCGTGTAATCTTCAATAGCGATTTCATGGCTGCCACATTCCGGACACTCGATTGTAACTTCTTTCAGTCCATCAAAATCCCAGAAAGAAAGTTTTCCCTTTGCAGGTATAGGTTCCGAGAATAATACAGCATTAGAAAGTACCCAATTATATACCCCCTTCTCCGCCCATACAGAGAGATGATTAACAACACAATCAGTTATCATCACACTACCAATAATAGCAGAATTGACAATACTATTACCACATATAAGCTCACGTTGAAACCCCATAGAAAACCGGTCCCATTGAGCTTTTGTAAATACACTATTAGGATTTACCATTTCTATCGGTACTGCGCTTGCATGGATTAGTACACGTTTTCCTATGTACTTCTTAGGGCATGGCCATGTACGATTCTCAATATCTTTCACTCCGGAACATATCAAATAAGCCCATGGCTGTTTTACTGAAATAGCTTTCATATGCTTTTCGATTTATTGAACTATTCTATAAATACACTCAACTATCAGTACTGAAAAAGTAATGAAAAAAAGAGACTTCCAATACTTAATCTTTCTTTCATGCTTACTTTTACATAAATTCCATTCATATTCTACAACTGATTTACAATCATCTTTGTAGTGTTCAAAATGTTTGTTAATGTAATGGGTAATATCATCTACAATGGTATGCTTAACCTCTTCAGATACAGATTCCGGCCAACCACGTTCATCGTAATTCAATTCGGTAATAACCTGTTGTCTTATTACTTTTTCCACACCATTTATACGGAAGCGCATTGATATTCCACTCGATTTAACATGACGCAAGAACATCTCTTTGGCAAGTTTCTCCACCTCTTCTTCTTTCAGCTTGGCTATTGCGTCAATCCGGTCGAATTCTTCTTCATCAACGATGATAATAGGATTCTCCGGCTTCATTCTATGTATTTCCATAATATTCTTTTCTATTCTTGAATTTACTTAAATCCCCATTCTCTCATATAATCAATATTATCCGGAAATCCATCAACTTTTATTGGACTTAGGAAAATTCTTTCACTTTTTAAATCTGTACCACCCCATATTGTAGGCTTACATTCATCGAAGCCTATTTTATCAGATTTACTCAATGAGAAATTAGGCTGAAAACCGTATCCTTGTACACTCTGTCCCAAATACCCACATGCCTTTATAGCCCAATTTAAAGCAATCTCTTTGTGATAATAATTATTGGAATATACAGCAACATAAATTTTATGTTGAAACAAACCGGTTTCCGTTAAATCAGGCTGGCAACTAATGCAGAAATACTCAATCCTTGAAAGTATTTCTTTCACAAACGTCTCGTACTTTTCACATTCTTCTTTAGATAAGAATTCTTTGTTGTCATCTGCAACATAGATTTTCTTAGTAACTTCTTTTTCTAACATAATTAACTCCTTTCACAATGTTATACATTAATTCCAAATAGGATGTTCACAGTTCCGGCAATATCCGGCTGTCAATTCATCACTACATTTCAGATAATTCACTTTCTTGCAATTAGGACACACGTATCGCCTGTAACCTAATATGCGCCCCAATACGTTTAATATCAATCTTTTCATTGTAATCCGTATTTTTCGTTAAACACAGAATCAGCTTGCCGAAATTGCTTCGTGAAGCGATTCTCTTTATATTTTCTCTGTGGAACACATCCTACCATCAGGACAAGAAGTGTGCAGATAAGTAGTATCTTCTTCATCTCTATTTTGCTTTAAATAATAGTTACATTTAAATCCCTTCCTTGGTGAGAAGTCTGCAAAATCGCAGGTTTTAAATATTTGATGCTTGTTAGCCCATTGTGCAATATCCTTTTCATATAAAGTCGGTTTGCGGTCATTATTAAAGTCCCGGTATGGCTGTACAAAAGGAGAAATTCCTAACTCTTTAAGCCTATTTAGTCGATACATATCCTGTTCTACTGTGGAGTTAAAACCTACTAAGACATAACAAGACAAATTACGAGGCTTGATATATTTAGTAACTTCTCTCAACTTTTCTGTAAGGTCAATCTCCGGCAAATCCCAAGCGATGTGGATTCTTCTTTTCAATTTCAACTTACTCAAATAAAAAGCCTGTTCCTCATTCATAATACGTACATCAACACCGTGCAAATTAACCATTTGCCCTTTTTTCTGTAAGTAATTGATCGCATCCTGCCATTCAGGGTTTGCAAAAAAATTGTTATCTAACACCTCGATCCATTCTCCCTTAGGATTCAACTCAACCGGTTCTACTGCCTGGATATATCCCTCTTTTTCACGAACCAAACAAAACGGACATTTCCGAATGCAACCACGTGAGAAAAACTGAAGAGAAAAGTTATATTGAGGATAAATGGAATAGTCCATTAATACACTACTTTCAATCTCACATGATAATTGCTTCTTTATGTCATAGCCAGTCCCACCTTTCTCTATTATGTCAGCCTGCAAAGTCAAGTAATTGAAGTCTGGAGTGAAAGTAAACACTTTGCTTGCCAATACCTTGTCATATTGATTGAAAGGGGTAGCCCATTCCACTTGGTCACCTCTCGCTTTATGATATGCAGACGCACGCATAAGAGCAAAGTTAGGGAAGTGATGACCGTCTACATCTACAATTCCAATGTTCATCATTTTTCTTATGAGAATTATTTATTCCGATTATTATATCTCCAAGCTCCGATAAACCACTTTGCTAATTCCCAAAGAACCCGTGGAGAAAATATAATCTTTCTAATTACATAGAATGGTATTATAGTTTCCATTGCTACGTAGTAGTTATCTTTAAACTTTCTATGCCTTGTACACGATTCTGCTAATTTCTTCTGGTTTAAATCAACCCAGCCATGATAATGTACACCGATAAAATTTTTGTGTAACCAAAATTCGGTTAGTCTTTTTCGGTTCTTACAATCAGTTTGACATATAAAAAATCCCCATCCCATAATCATTCCTTTCTTATCTTGTTAGTCATTAATCAATAGTTCTAATTCAATTAATAATTCCCGTCTCGCCCAACGTCTTGCACGCATATTAGCAAGTTGATCTGTTCGTCGTTTGGCTTTCTTTGAAGCACGGGTATTGTAGGTATGATTGGGAAACTTATCATGACCAGGACAACATCCAAAATCCTGTCTTTTTATACCTTCTTTCCTCATTCTTTTTCTTGTATTAAAAAATAACCTCTGTAAATTCATATGAACTAAGTGCATTTTCCAAACTATCAAAAGAATCAAATTCTCTTTTAATGCGTCCGAACTGATATGAATATACTTCTTCACCTCGTTTACGTTCCATGCTAATAATATACTTGAAACCGTCTTCCCGTGTAACTGTAACAGGATAACCTTCTGTTATATTGTCAATTATCTTTTGTTCGTTTAAAATCACTTTATTCATAGTTCTATTTGTTATTTACATGTTTGACTTTTAATTATTTACATCTATAAAGGTAATCATTATTGACAAGTTTTACAAACAGAACATTCGCCAATTTAACGCCATTTTATGCTGCAACTGACCCTAGTTCACGTAACTTTTTACTAATACATTCACAGAGAACACGTGCCATGTTAACTTCGACTGCATTCCCTATGAATTTCTTTTGGTCAGCCTGTGTACCAATTAACACATAGTTTTCTGGAAATCCCATGATACGCTTTAGTTCAGGTATGCGTAGCATTCGCATTTTAATATCAATTATCCCGTATAAGCCCATGAACTCTTTTATTTTTTTTGTCATAGGGCTGTCGGTATCATAAATCTCGATTACTACATGTCCAGTTTCAGTTGCGATCAAATAAGGCGGCATTTTATCCATACGTGCTATGAGAGTGAAGCATGGATTATCAACGGAACCACCTGCACTATTAAATTGAGGGTTCATTAGGTAGTGCCACTTTCTATTTGCAGTGACTGTTTGTGCGGGCTCTTCTATGCTACTACCAACGTTGGAGAAGTTTGTATTCATAATCCACGGCTTGCAGCTAACAAGATTGTACTTAGGATTGGCGGTAATACATCCAAGCGGCTTTTCTGTAGATGAAGGTTTGCTGTTTCCATATTGCTGGTCTATGAAATATGGAGAAACGAGAGATAACCGATCCTTCGTTGTTACGGTTGCAGACGGTTCATTTATTGAGCGGTTAAATCCGTTACCGTAATGGGCTGATACAAACGCATGATGGTCTTTGCATGTAATTGTTCCGGCTGGTTCATTAATAGAAACATTCTTGCTTTCGGGGTGTCCACTGAACTGTTTTGAAAGAAAGCATACCTGCGCAACTCCCAGTCTGTTTTGCGTAGCTACTACCGGGCATGGTTCGTCAATCCCAGGGGCATTATATTTTCCAGTCCGGCTCATGGAATTATATTTGATAAGAAAAGCATCTTTGCCCCCGGCTACAAATTTTATCAGGCCGGCATAGATACGTTCCATTGTCTTTTCAGCAAGTGGCTTCTCACGAAAAATACTTGTTCCTTCATCGGAAAAATCCAGTATCTCTTTAACCGGGCGCCACTTTTCCAAACGACCAAACATATCTTGTTTACCGTTTTTACAGTGAGTGGGTTGTGGAAATACTATCGGTAATCCATTTTTGGCAAATATACCAAAGAAGCGTTTTCGAGTAGTATATGCACCATAGTCGGCAGCATTGAGAATACGGAAATCAAAGTTGTAGCCATACTTTCTTACGTTGCGTACCCATCTTTGATATAGTCTACCTTTATCCATGCTGATAGGCTTTCCGTTTTCGTCCATATCACCCCAACTCATAAATTCTTCAACGTTTTCAATCTGAATGTAATCCGGGCAAATAGCTTCAATGTACCGGAAAAGATGTTCAGCAAGTGTGCGACTATCAGCGTCCCGAGGTTGCCCACCTTTTGCTTTGGAGAAGTTCGTACATTCCAGGCTCGCCCAAAGAACGACCGCTGCACCCGGATATTGAGCCTTACATTTGGCAAGATGTTCAATTAGCGGGGAAAGTTCCAGCGTGCGAATATCTTCCGTAAAATGCAATGCATCCGGATGATTGGCCGCATGGCTTGCAATGGCGTTGGCATCGTGATTGACGCAGGCTATTACTTTAGCACACTGTTTACCATCAATTCTTGCAGATTCCACTCCTGTCGAGGTTCCACCTGCTCCACAAAACAGGTCAATATATAATAAATTTATACTACTCATTTCTTTTCTTCAAATTTCTTTGATTATTGATTTCAGACATACACATGCGGCACCAAGAAGTCAATAAATGATATTCCTTACCCTTTCTCACTACTATACGATTGTAGAACCGGTTCAAGTAGAAGTAATTTCCGCAGTGTGTACATTTTTTCATCTCACGTCCTGAAGCATCTATAATACGATTGCGAGGTTTGCGATGAATAAGAGTACAGTTTTTACACTCACCATCAGTTCCACGATGCCGCCGGCAATGTGATAAGGATTTTGCCCCACATTTAGCAAACACCCTACAATCTCTACGAGGTATTGATTGATACACATTCATGGCTTCCTCGCATTCAAGAATTTATTTACTACACGAGAAAGTACATCCTCATTCTCTGGCATCAGCCATTCTTTCGCAACGTTCCAAGCAATACTCATAGTTGGATTGAAGTTATCCTTCCTGACAGTGTGGTGAGACAAACGCCCTTCAGTGGGTTTCAAATCCTTATCATGTAAGATACACAGTCCATTTTCGAAGAAAGCACAAAACTCTTTGCCGGAAACAGGTTGAATCATCGGAATAGCAATATTAATAACCCCTAAGAATATACCAGCAGCCCAGTTTGTCAGTGCTAACCTGTCGGCATAACCAGCATCTATAATTCGTTCAATATCATCAGGAGTACCTAAACATGGCGTATGACATTGTTGTTTACAAACACTGCATGAGCATTGTACAGGTACACGACCTGAAGCCCTCATTACCCTTTGTAATGAGGTTTCTTTTGATAATTCTCTCATAGTAAATTATTTGAGATACTACAGATTATTAAACATCGCCCCACAGCTTTACTGCAAGGTCATAATTTTTTTTAGCCTCTTTTACTGCTTTATTGGCATAAGCCATAGCGTATGTATGCTCGCGTCGGTACTTACCGGACTTCAATCCTTCGTGATATTCTTTTGCTTGTTCCAACTTATGTTCATAGAAATCTATACTTTCCGGCATGGACAAGTTTATCGTATTAGCCCTTTTTTCCCAATACTTCGCAACTCTTTCATGTTCGGCAGCCTTATCGCTAAACTCAACGCTTTTCCCCATGTTATTCCAGGCATCATCTATCATTTTGCGATGTCCTCGTTCGCTATGGTGTCCAACTTTGATAGGCTCACCCAAAGAAAGGAAATCGCGATGTTTATTTGATTTCTGAAAATACTCATTACTTTTTTGTACTGCCGATGACGCCCATTCATGCCTGCGTTCCGCTCTTTGCTTAGCCCATTCTTGAACATTAAAGCCGTCAGCTCTAACGATGGAGTAATAGTAAAACCCATCTTTCTCGAAGATTAGGTTAAATACTATACTTTCGTTCTCCTTACCATACTTGGTGGTAACCTCAATAGTTTCACCTTTTTCGTGCTTCTCATCACACTTTGCCAAAAATACATTTGGCGCAAATTTGTAATACGTGTTCATTGTTTTAATTAAATTGGTTTGACTTATATGAAAAATGAGAAACCACAGCTACTTAGCCGTGGTTTCATCATTAAATAACTTTGGTTGACTGGGTTGAACCAAATCATCGAATAAACCAGGAACACGAGGTTGTAACGCCTTGTATTCTTCCTGAAAGAATTCTTCTTTGGTTCTCCCATGTTTTTTACCCTTTCGTGTATGTACATCGAAAGTGTAATCTGGAATAGGAATAGGATAACGCCTGACATCATTTATCCACTTTTCTATATCAATATCCTTTCTATCATAGATGAAGTTTTGCAAATGATCCGCATCACGATTCTTTCTACATTCACAAAGGAGAATAACAGCTTTACTGACAAATATCCTCCCTTTGGGTTCAGTAGCAGTCTTGTTTACCAGCTCATGCCCCTGCCACAATGCTTCTATCTCTTTAGTAATGATTCCATAGCAATCTTCAGCACTAATGGTAAACAGACGCTTCCACACATAGTCGCGGTACCCACTCGCCCAAAGTTCCAATGCAAAAAAGCCGGCTACCCCGGTGTCGGCTCGCCTAATGGCTTTCTGCATTGCAGAACTCACCTCAAAGAAATCATATCCGCAAACTGTTCTTATAATCATAATTCTAATTTAATGGTTTGACTTTTAGTTTATTACATCAGTAAAATTAGCTAAAAAAGGCGAATATGACAAACAGAATGGACGCCATTTAAACGCCTTTTTTACAGACTATTAGAATTTGAATTTGCATGATATATTATATTGAACGAGCTGCTTTGTTTTGTCTTTCCCATTAGTGGTTGCACTCTTTAGCAAAATACTATCACCAAAATTCTTTTTGATAAAGAGGATAGATTTACGTTCCTCTTCCTGATTCCTTATAGAAGCAAGCCCACCAGCGTTTACAAAAGTGTTCTTTTGCTCAAAATTATACCGCAAATCGGTTAAAACCTTACGTTCTTTGTACTTCATGTAACAAGAAATCCAAAAATCTTCCTTCAAACGTATTTCCTCATTCCACCAAGTGTTTTTGTTATAGATTACTCCATAACTGCAACCGGTTATCATTTTCGAAAGAGAAAGAAAAGCGGATTCATCATACATTACCGGCGATATCCGAGCGGTGAAGCCAAACAGATGTACATCCATCATACTGGCCATCTCAAATAATGACTGAATGATATTGGTTATCTTATCTTTATCCTTTATCCGGCTAGGTTCTCCTTTTTCCACATAAATAGGTTTGCAGGCATGGACATCATCATCAAGCATGAAAAGTTCTCCAAAATGCTTTGCCATCCAGTTACGTTTCGGGATGAGGCCCATAACATCGTCAGGATGAGTAACAATTTCACATTCCGGGTTAAATTGTTGATATAAGTCAGCTTGACTTTCAGCAACGCAAATGATAGGATCGTTCACCAACTTTTTAGCGAACACCCGGTCATGGCGCTTATGACTTGGTATTACTATTTTGCAAGGCATGGCGAACGTCTTTTATGTCGATTACATTACTCTTACTTACTTTCCCGGTCTTGTACGACTTCATGTGCTGCATATCCAGCCTTTCACGAAGCCAATTACTATCTACCTCATTACTTGAGGTGATGATAAACAACTCATGTTTTTCGTCATACTTTGGAATGAGAGGATAAATGGCTGTATCATCCGTGATGGCATCGAAGCGCTCTTTAAATTCATCCTCTTTCTTCTCCGGGGCAAATTCGATGCCCCAATCTTGGAGTTCCGCCTTATTCCACTCGTTTTCCATAACGTCCAAATCATTCTCACCAAAATTGACATTATCTTTAGTGGCATATTCCCTCAACTTCTTAACGGGGGTATCAGGTGCCAGAATTTTACAAGGCAGTTCTTTATAACCTAACTCCTTGCAAGCTCGCAAACGTAAATTACCACAAACAACAATATATCTGCCATCATTGTAGGGAAAAACTATAAGTTCTCGAAGTTCAAGCATCTCTGGCGAATCCTGAATGCTTTTCTTCATCGCTTCAAAGCGGTAATCACGAAAAAAACGTGGATTTTTCGGCAATCCCGTGAGCTGCCCCTTATTAAAATCAAGTAGGCAGACTTGAATAATCTCTGTCATAACTAACTATATTAAAATCAACAACACAAAATCAACAACACAAACAGTCAGTAACAACACCTAATCATTTTTTCTATCATCGAACTCTATCTTATCTTTGATAAGCTGTTCAATGTCCTCACAACCAAATCTTTTTAAATAGGCAACAAGGTAAATTATCATCTCGGCTGCCAATTCTTCATCTTCCGAATATTTAGGAAGATTATCACTCCTATATTTAGAAGCAATATCGAATTTTCTCCAAACGGCTTCAATTCTTATGCTAAACGCTTTTCTTGAGCTATGCTCATTCATCTTAAAGCGCTTCCTCATGATATTCAAGCATCTCTGGGCAAACCTATTCAATGTTATCATATCGATCGGGTTAAATTGTTAGACTATGAATAATCTCACACGATTCTATTAGGTTGGTCTCTGATGCGAAACCAATGAACATATTCTTTATCTATCAGCATACTATTATTTATTTTGAGGGGTCTGTTGTATCTAAATATTTCCTGTACTCTAATTCTGTCTTAGCAAGATTGATTACGGTATTAACCCCTTGGAAAACTTGTTTTGCTTGGCTCACTTTACTAGGATCTTCTTTCACATCCTTAATTTGTTGAAGAACCAAATTCCTCAAATCTTGTAAAATGGTAGGGTTCACTGTAGACACCTTATTCAACCGTTCATTAGCCAACACGACAACTGTGTTTGTTATTGGCCGAAAACGATTCAATTTGGAAGCCAAATCAAACATACTAAATACCAATACTTTGCCATTATTCAAGTATATCTCAACTTCGGTACCATCATCACCGGTACCGTCACAGTAATTGAGAATTACAACTTCTTCATTCTGATAAAGGAATGGTTTATTAACCATTTCTTTCAATCTATCTATTGCTCCATCAGTCATGATTCATTCTTTTTTGTTGCTTTATTAATTTGTCTATTCAAAGCTCCTTTTAGTTTGATTAGGTACTGAACATCTTCCGGGTACCGGGCATACATCGAGTTTTGGGTTTTCATTTGTTCAGAACGACTAATCATATATAAGTTATCTATACAAATATTCTGCTTATTTCCATCTTTGAACTGAATATTGTACCCAGGAGGTATTTCACCATTATGCTCAATCCATACAAGCCGATGTTTAAGCTCAAAGACATTCGGTTCAGCAGTTTTCACTTCGATGTAACCGTCACGGGTTATACGTTCATATCCAACCTCTTTATGGTTCTTTGGGATACATCCCTTTTTGAAACGTGTAGCTTTCGTTTTTTCAATTTGAGCATCAGACATATATTCTGTTTGCTTACGTCCCTTATTCATTGGTTGGTGCCCTTTTGGAAAGAAACTCTTTGAGGAATGTTCAAATAAGAACTTTGCCGACTTTCTCAATTTAAGTTTGAAAGCCATACCGGCAACTGCACTTTCAGTTGAACCAAGAATCAAAGCTATTTCAAGATTAGTATGGTCAGGATAAAGAGCTATCAATTTTTGTCTTTTATCTGGACTCCAAACCCTCACGTCCGGAGAACGTTTCAGTTTACGAATCAAAGCTTTGGATTTAACAGCTTCAAGAGTTTTACCAAGGCGTCCAGCAAGTTCTTTTAAATCAGCAGTTGGATACTCGCTATCAAGTATAGCGAGTTGTTCATTAGTCCAAGTTTTCATAAGCATATCAATAAAGAGAGGAAACCGTTAGGCTTCCTCTATATTATCGTTATTTAGCTCTTTCAGTCTTTCTTTGAGCTTCTTTTCTTTCTTATCATATGAATCCGCAAGTTTCTTAGAGAGCGCTTTGAAATCATCCGGATATTGTTCCGCAAAAAGGATTTTCTGACACTTTTGCAAATAGGAGTAGAAATTCACATTATTCGATGATAAGCATTCAGCAATAAAGGCTCTATACCATTGGTGCCGGTCGGCTTGGTTGTTCTTGGCATAATTTACAAAATCACTCTCACCATTCCATTTTTTCAAATTCAGTTTTTCAAGATAAGTACTGCTACAACCGCTAAGAACCAGCACATCAAAAACAAGTTGTTCATTTTCAGAGAATTCTTTTGTTCTCTGATAATATGTTTTCTCTTGCGCCCACTTGCGCATTTCTTCAGCAGACTTCTCCTTGACTATATCCTTCGCTCTTTTTAATTGGGCGTTTATTTTTTCCCTTTCTATCTCTTTTAGATCGGCAACAGCGGCAGTACTAGAAACCAGTTCTTTCTTTGTGTAATAGAATTTTACATTAAATTCTGGATTATAATTACCAAAGAATGAGATACAGCGATAAATTTCACCTTCATCAAGCATTTTTAGTGTCCGTTCATCATCAGCACTATAATAACATAAACTCCTAAACACCTCATCTGGATTAACTACTTCAAATCCAAGTTGCTTTACGGCTTCTAAAGCACTTTCATATTGTGCTTTTCTTTCATCACTCCAATAATATTCTGCTTTTGCTACAATAACAGTTTTTCCGAATGAAAAAGGTTCACCTACTTTAACAAGATTCTCACTCTCAAGCAGAATCTTTCGGATTACATATGCAATCCGCTTTCTATAAAAACAGGCAGCATTGATACAGCGAGCATTCTTATTATTCATCTCATAGAACAAACAACCATGATTACAGGTATTAGATTCACATTGAGAGCACTGCTTAAATTCGCCATTTTCCCAATTGTCTGCGTCTTCTTTAATCCAATCCGCTTTATCCAGTTCTAAAAAGGAATTACTAACATAGTCACGTATCATAGATGTCGTGCATTGTTCATCTTCTTCCTCATTGAACTCCTTTTGAGTTTCTTCGTCAAGTTTTGAAAGAATCATAGCACCGGATAATGGTATGTCTCCATTTCTTACACGTTCTTTCAGTTCCGGGATAAGACCGTTTAGCTTTATACGGTCAAAGACAAAACGAGTAGACTTTCCAAATTTAAGAGCAATATCTTCCAAAGTCCGTCCTTTCTCAGCCAACTGCGCAAAGGCAAAAGCTTCTTCGATGGGATCAACATCTTTTCTTTGAAGATTCTCGGTAATCATCGCTTCAAAAGCCTCATCGTCTGTCATTTCTCTGACAATGCAGGATATTGTCTGAAATTTTTCCGACTTTTTTCGATGGGCTTTGATTTTTGCAACATTCGCTTCATCTTCCTTTGCTTTCAAAAGTGACACAGCCCGGAAACGACGCTCACCGCAAACAATTTCGTATGTGTAAGGTAGTGGGGTAACATCTCCGGTTTCTAGGTTAGTCATCTCCTCGGATTTAGCAACTCTGACAGTGATAGGTTGCAATAAACCTTGCTTTTCAATGTTGCTTGCAAGCTCTTGAAGAGCTGCTTCATCAAACGTCTTTCTCGGATTCAAAGGAGAAGGACTGATAAGGTCAATTCTAATGTTTTGTACTTCCATAATTTAATTATATTGGTTTGACTTTTAGTTTATTACATCAGTAAAGTTATCATAAAATGACAAGTTTAGCAAACAGAAACTTCGCCATTTTAACGCCATTTTTATTGAGGTTTATTACGTATTTGAATAAATCCTCTTCTTTCAGTTTCCCGAAGAAGTTCCATATCTTCTTCTCGTATTTCAGCAGGAGTTTCACCGTTCACACTTCGATAAGTTCCAATGCCGAAACGCTCTCTGATACGAACAATTTTATCCGGATCTTTAGTAACCCAGTAAATTACAACTTTCATAGTAGCTATATTCTACGGCTCTCACCACATAGAGGGAGAACATTAAACGTTTTAAAGCGATCCACTAATCTTGGCCCGAAACGTTTCTTAAATTCGGCTATGCCAAGATTCGATGTTATATGATACTTCTTGCCGTATTGTTGAAAAATCTCATACCGGGCATAAAGAAATTCATCAATAACCGAATCGAGGCTGGTACCATACGATTTTTGATTTTCCGTTTCCAGACCGATATCATTCAAGCAGATATTAAAGGGATTTGGTTTAAACCCTTTAGATTGATTCTCATTGTAAGTGTACAAGTCAATATGCCCGTGAATTTTATAATAATTCATCATTTGAGTAACAGACAAGTTTTCAAAAGCATTGGGGTTACAAGTGAGTTTCAAATAATCTGCAAAAATCTGCATCAACATTGTTTTCCCGGTACCTGGTTCACCAACGAGCAAAAGATTCTTATGAACTTTGTAATTCTCTTCCGGAAACACATTTTGAGCATACCGGCATCCGTTGAAGTAGTACAGAAGAAACTGAATTAGTTTAGAGTTGTTTTCATCAACATCAAATTTTCTAAACTCCCGTTCTGTATAATCTGTACCAAGGTTAGATATTAAATTCCAATGGCTGTAATACTCTTGCGTGTCAGTTAAGTCATATTCAGAAACGTCCTGAATACTTTCCTTGTGCCTTTGTATCAGATTCTCTATCTGTTGGAGCGTCAGCTTGCGCTTTCCGGCTTCCTTCTCCATCAAATTTTGAAGTTTGCTTGATAAATTCTTTTCCTCTTCCGTCATGGTCTAATTCATTTTTTCGATTTTCACGAATACGATCCAGTATCCAAAGGTTTGCTTTGGAATCCCACCGCTCTATTTTCACTCCATTGGCATTCTTCCACCCTATCGAGTCAAAGTGATTGAAGAATATTTCTGCTTGCTCTTGCCAATCATCTAACCGTTCCGGAGCATTTTGCTTGATGAAGTGTTGAATAACCTCATCAAGCGTAGGAGCAATAAATTCTTTTGCGACTCTTTTAGGTTTCTCCGGTTTAGAGGATGGGAAAAGCTCGCCAGAGCTACTTTCTTTCTTACCCCCTTTAGGGGGTTCTTTCTTTGTCTTTGTCTCTGTCTTATATTCTTCTTTAGGGGGTATGGGGGAACTTTCTTGAAAAGGTGTACCTAAAGGGTACCCTAAAGGTATCCCTAAAGGATGCCGTAAAGGTGGTATATTTTGCATACCTTTTTGTACACCTTTGATAGAATACGTTGATTTATTGCCTCTTCCATTGCCTTGTTTACATTCAATAAGACCTGCTTGAACTAATCTATTTCGGGCGGACTTGAATACTTTTACAGACACTCCCACGTCAGATGACACCTTTGTATCACTACGTGTCCAGTTATCCTCCCAGCCTAAACGATTCGCAATTTTTAGCAAGTAAAAATAAAGCCTCGTTTCACAGCAGGAAAATTGCCAGCTTTCGTCAAGTTCCCAAAACCTATTGATAAGTTCAATATAAGTCATATCAATTTATAATAATTCCGTAAGACATTGTTTATATAAGGCTGAGGATCAGCTTTCAGATAATAGCAAATGCTATTAATGAACTCAATCAACCCATGACAAACGACATATACACTACCATATTTCTCTACCAATGCCTGCCACTCTTTTTGCTCATCAGACTGCGTTCCAGCACGTTTACCTTTTACATGTGGAGTTTTCATCTCTATGCAAAGACTGCTCTTACCACCGCGAGGAAAAAGCAGAATCAAGTCAGCAACACCAGCGATGGCACCTTCATATTTGCGCATAGCACCGCTTTTCTTTGTTCTGACGCCGCCGTTTGGTATAGCAAAGAGTAAAGGGCCTACATTGGGAAACGTTTCTCTGAACCAAGTTACACAAATGTGTTGTATCTTAGTTTCAGAATATTTCACCTCCAATTTACGAATATCTTCTTCAGTCATTTTTCTGCTTGTTTTTTGAAATCGTAGCACATTCATTTAGAAGGTCAACGATTTGTTTACACCTGTTCCTGCAACCGACAAAGGATATTAAGGTTTCCCATTCAGGACCGAACAACATTTCTTTCTTGTATTCCTGAATATGAGTTTTCTGCCCATTTATAACTAATCTAAACAGCTTCATAATTTATCCCTAAACAAGTCCATTGCAAGATTCACCATATTCTCTTCTACTTGATCGTCCGTACCGGTAACACCGTTGGCAATGTTCTTCTTTGTTTGAATCACATCATACATATACTTGTCGATAGTATCCTTACCTAAGAAGTAATAGCAGTTAACGTTGTTCTTCTGACCGTTACGGTGCGCCCGATCTTCTGCCTGTTCGCAATCACTGAACGTCCATGGGAATTCAATAAATGCTACTCGACTGGCAGCCGTCAAAGTAAGCCCGGTACCGCCCGATTTGAAGTTCAGAATAATCAGTTTACAATCCGGATTATTTTGGAAAGAGTCAACGGCATATTGCTTTTGGTTGACATTATCGGAACCTGTTACAGTTACAGCTTTAGGAAATTCCTTTTTCAGTTCTGCTACAACTTCTTTCAAGTAACCGAAAAGTATCAGCTTCTCACCACCGTCGATAACATCATGGACAAATTCACAAACAGCCTTGATTTTACCTCTGGCGGATATCTGTTTTAAAAGCTGCATCTGCACCATGACGGCACCATTCATTGATTTCTGCACTTGTTCGTCCGAAGCATTCTTGTACTTCTTCAAGTATTTTACCATATCAGCTTCGGCAGCCTTATACTCTTTGGTGGTAGTGATATCAACTGTCAAGTATTGACGGGTCTTGTCCGGAAGTTGTGTAAGCACCTTTGACTTCTCACGACGAAAAAAGCAAGTATTCCATAGTCGCCAATTTAGCTCTTTAACGTTGGATGCCTGTTTGGGACCATCACAATACCTTTCAACATACCGGCTATAACCTCCAAAGTCCTCTAATCGACCTAATATTTTCAACTGTTGTATCAAGTCTGTATTATTGTTGACTACAGGAGTACCGGTCAATGCGAATACATAACGTTTTCCTTTGCAGATGCCTTCTACAAACTTTCCTTGCTGTGTCTTACTTGATTTGCATTTATGAGATTCGTCAATGATAACAGACCTGAACAAAGAAACACGCTGATCGAAAGCAATACTCTTCATTGTGAACTTGGATTCCTTATTTACAGACCTCACAAAGAACTTGTTCAATGACTCGTAATTAGTAATGAATACTTCACAAAGAGGACTACCATCCGACCTCTTACATTCATAAAAGGACTGCCAGGACTGCCGGTTTCTGTCATCAAGTATAATGGCGTTAATCCCTGCGAATTTCTTGAATTCACGTTGCCAGTTGACTTTCAATGCAGCAGGGCAAATTACAAGTACTGGAAAAGATTCACCGTAAATGGGTGCTTCTTTATGTGCCTTAACAACTGCACATATAGCTTGCAATGTTTTACCTAACCCGGGCTGGTCACCGAAAAAACAGCGTTTGTGCTCTATTGCATACTGTACTCCCTCAAGTTGATACTCGTAAGGTTGAAGTAACATATAGTGTTCACCGACAAAAGGTTTCATCGGAGGAATATCATAATTAATATCTTCAGTAACCTCACGTTCCTTGACAGTAGAACAATAACGCATCTGAACAGCCCATTGCGAAAAAGCTCTCACATACCAATTGGCGTCACGTCCAGCAGGATAACGCGCATCATTGATACTAACAAGCCACGCCCGGTCTGTCCCGTCATAGCGTGGCTTACTTGGTATCATCTTTATGACCTCGACCAGCTTTGGGTGATACTCGAACTGAATCCGATACAGATTGGGCGTCTTAGTCACATAGATTGGTTTCATGAAGCAGGTTCTAATACTAATTCTTGATGTTCAACAGTTGAGAGTATATCATTATCATCACCATCCTCATTTAATGCATCAGCAGCTTCATCTGTTTTCCCAAATGGGTCATCACCATCTTTAAACTCGAACTCCTTTTGAATCTCTGAACATTTATTCTCTGTAACATAGAGTTCTGCTTCATACAAGAAATTGTAAACAGCATCACGAAACTCCTCACAATGCACATACGATTCATTGTCCGGATCGAATCCAATACCAGGAGAACAAAGATTAAGGACTTTGCTCGTCATAAGGGTTCGCTTACCTGTCAACACACAAACCTCAAAAGAAGAGTCACCACCAATGCTAACGCCGGTTACATTGAACTTTTTGAAGAACTCATCTTCAAGACATGACTCTGGACGTTCCCAATTAATGTACTGGGATTCTTTCTGTTCTGTAATATCGACAATGTAGGGTATGAGCTTGTTTAGCGAATCCTTCAAATCCGGATGAACAGGATTAATCCCCTTGAAAACAATATCGTTTCCCTCCTTGTCTGCATAGACCACTTCAAGACATCCCTTTTTGGTCAATTTTGCTTTTGAAATATTCAAATCCATTTTAATTAAACTTTTAGTTAATACTTACCTATGCAGGTATTCATTAATAAAATCTTTATAGTACTGGTCAACAGGCAATGGCAAATTGATTCCTAATTCGGTGGCAGCATCAGCCTGAACCTTATCCATGAAAGTTTTCATTTGGATCGTATTCAATTTAGAAGTACTT